TTCTTTGAGCTTTTCTCATTGCTCTTTTTTTACTTCCTTTTAATCCAGCTTCTTTTCTAGCTTTTCTATCTGCTTTTCTATCAGCTCTTTTTATTCCTCTTGCAGCTGACATACCAGACTGTTCTCCTTTTCTAGCTTCTTTAAAAGCTTTACCAGCTTTAACATAGCTAAACACGCCTAGTCCTCCAGTGGCTACATATTCTTCTCCTGCAGCTTCTAAAGATTCTTTAATAGATTTTTTCTCGCCACTATCTCCTTCATATGCATCCATAAATTCATCTGCTTGCTCTTCTTGTACTTTATCAGCTGCTGCTGCTTGTTGATCTCCGTATGTAGCAAATTCAACTTTAGTAGTAAAATCATCTTTAGGTGCTTGCTGTACAACACCACCTACGTTAGCACCGCCTGATTCCAATGCTGCTCCTGTAATTGCAGTATCACCTTGACCTTGAGCTCTACCTGTGCTAGTTGACCTAGGTGTCATTTGGTTTCCAGTGCCAATAGGACTTGTTACACCAGAACCTCTGGTCATTGCTGTAAAATTTTGCTGTGTATTAACACCAAAACTACCTGGACTTACCGTACCTGATTCACCTGGTAAAGGCACTGGACTGGATAAAACCGCTATATCTATAGGACTTACTAATGGCATATTATCTACTTTTATCTCTGTTTAAGTTGTTTATAGAAAAACTTAAAACTTTATTAGAGTATGTGT